TTGGTTGGAAGGAGTTTCGAATACCAAGCTCCGTCGAGGATCAGGTGGCGAGTCGGGAATTCTTTACACCCTGCCCAAACGGTCTGAAGGTCGCTCGCGTCGAACGCGGCAACAGTTGAATCAAGAACCGCGGCCCCATAGTTGGCGACCGTGATTGGCGCAAAGATAGCGTCGCGGCAAGCGGTTCCAATCACTTGGAGATTCTTGCGAAGAAGTGAACGCAAGCGGTGCCCACTGTTGAGCTCGGCTTGAGTGACCTTGAAGGAAATCGAGTGCTGGTTGACTGTTACGGCACGGGCGATTTTGGTGGAATCACTATTGGACGTATAACTTGAAGGGTTGGTCTGAGCGGTTGCTCCGCCAGAGACAACTTCAACCTGGACCGTATTGCCTGGAGCCATAGGAGCCAGGGCAACGTCGAGACTGAAATTGTCGAGCAATCCCAGGACCGGCCCGAGAGTGGTAATTGATTCCTCGGCCAGTGTGTCCACTGCGAGGGCTGCTGCAAATGAGTTTGCCATTGTTTTAGATAGTTAAGTTTTTTTTGGTTTTTGTTTTTCGCCCTTTACTCCGATTGGAGTCTTTCGATTTCTTTGCGGTTTTTTGCAAAGAATTCTCTTCGTTCCTGACCTGGTTGCATTCCTAGGTAAGACTCGAGGACGTTGCCATTTTTGGCATTTGGAGCCGGAAGGTCGGCCGCCTCTGCAAAGTCAAAACCACACTCGATCAAGCGGGATTCGACTGTCAGCGCACAGCTTTCCAGTTCCTTGTTTTCGGCTCGTAAAATCTCAAGTTCATCCTGGATTTTTTCGAGCTCATCAACCCGGCCGGAGAGTTCCGCCTCGAGTTTTTCGGCACGGACAAGAGCAGCTTTCGCGCTCGATTCCCCGTGATTGTCGGCGCTCTTATCACCCGATAGAGCTGCCAAAATTCTTCCCCAGGTCGAGAGCTCGGCTTTCGCCTTAACTTCTTCCTGCAATTCTTTTTCTATTGCCTCCTGGTCGGCCTCGATCTCGGCCGCTTCCTGGTCGTCGGATTCTTCGGCCTGGTCGTCCTCGAGTGCCTCAACCTCCTCGACCTGGTCTTCCTCGAGGACGGGCTCTTCGGCTTGGAGCTCGAGGACTGCCTCAGGGACATTCTCAAATTTGGAAACAAGAGTCTCGAGGTCGGCACAAGCGGCCGCCTTGACTGGCTCAAGGACTCGAGTTGCAAATCCATGCTCAACCGCGTCCTCGCCATTCATCCAAGTCTCAGCCGCCATCATCTCGGCAATTTCTTCCCGGTCTTTCCCGGTGGCGTTGGCATAGAAATCAGTGACGTCGTCCTGGAGCTTTCTCATCAGGGCCGCCATGCTTTCGAGTTCGTCGGCTTCTCCGAATGCTCCGCCGCTGACGTTGTGGATCATCACGTAAGCATTTTGCGGGACTTCGATTTCGTCGGCTGACATTAAAACGACCGAACCCATTGAAGCGGCGAGACCTTCAACCCTGGCGACAACGTGCGCCGGGTGGTTTTTAATTCCGTTCGCAATCGCCCAGCCATCTAGGACAGAGCCCCCCGGTGAATGAATCCGCAAATCTATCGAATCGACGTCGCCCAGGTCTTTAAGCTCGCGAAGAAACTCAGAACCAGAAACATCCCAGCCGCCAATCGGCCCCATAATGTCGACCCGCGCAACGCGGCCGCCTTCGTTCCGGGGCTCGAGGTCCGCGGAGTTGCTGATTTCAAACCAAGATTCTTTTGCCATAGCTTGAGCCCAGGGCGTCAACTAGAGAAACTTCGTCACGATTTTGGTGAACTTGGTCCATCCCCAACCCATATCGTCGACAATGTAACCAGGCTTTCCAATGACGGCCGAGAAATGATCCTGGAGCCCGAACCTCTCCACCACCGCGGCGGCGTGTGGTCGTCCTCGAGCAGTCCACAAAATGACCTCGAACCCCTCGAGCTTTTTCTGCTTTGCCCAATTAGCCAGAGGCCAGTTGATTTTTCCCCGCTTTAAAAGCGTTCCGTCGACGTCAATCGAGATGCACCTCGCCGGTGCAAACTTACTTTTTGCCATCGTTAGTCTACCAACCCGGCCGCGGCCCGTTGTTCCTGGATGAATGCTTTTTCTCGAGCGACTTTTGCTTCCTCGGTTTTCCAGTCTTTCCCCTGGCGAGCCCACCATTCTTCACGAGTCATTAACCCTTGATCGAGGAGAGCCAGGTCGAGCTTTCCGTCGCGGCCCCGGTCGATTGTCAAATCAGCTTGAGGAATCCAAGAAGTCTTCCACCAGGTCGATTGCAGCTCGGCCGGAATGACCAGGTTGCCTCGCTTCGATTCTTTAGCGGCGAAATACATCCAAATTTTTTGGCAATCGCGTCTCATTCTTTCCTGCTCGTCCGCCACAAACCGGCGAGTTTCTGCCATCACAAAACGCATCCCTGGCCCATTCATTTTTGACGCATCCCAAAGAACTTCGGGAGAAAGCCCACCGTGAGGAAGTCCCCAAGCCATATCGCGAATTAACCAGGACAAAAGCCCGAGCACGTTCGGGTGTGGCCTCGAGTCGTTCATGGTTTTCATGGATTGCCCTGGGGCAAACTCTTGGAAGCGTCCCCCTTGGACGACATCCTCGACCGATAAAACATTTCCGTCAGGTAAAGTTTCGCCAGAAGCCAACCCTTCGACCTCGGCAATCTCAGCAGTTTCTCCGGCCGCCTCCAGGAACCCTCGGAGGTCTTCCCCTGGATCTTCATTAGATTCGGTGTTTGCCGCTTGTTCAATCCAAGCCCCCCACAAAGCCGCCACTTTTACCGCGTGCTTGGTGTCGGCTATAATCTCAACCATATCGAGGAAGTTAGCCACCGCGTGAGCCAAACCGGACACTGATCGAACCCGCCCGGCTCTTCCTCCGATTGAGTGATAGATTGACCGGTCGCGGGAAACAACCTTTGCCGCTTTCCCTTCATCGTCCAAAAGCTGGAAACCTGAGCGACCACCAAAGCGGTCGAGAAAGATTCCATCATATAAATTTTCCGGCTGGTCGCGTCTCCCTTGACCATCGCCGATTTGGTTCCCTTCGTAACACATCACCCGGGCAGCACCATCCGGGCCCGAAGCCAACACAGTCAAACAATCGCCGGTTCTAATTTTTGACTCGCGCACCCAAGTCTGCCAGTCGTTAAAATCGAAGTTTCCCCCGGCATCAAATGCCAGGTGATTTTTGAATCTGTTCCCGACCTTCTCCTCAATCTCAGCTTCGAAGTCGGCATTTCCGGCCTGGCTCTGAGGGTGAAGATTCCCAACCAGTCGAGCCGGGCCCTCAATGGCACGTTTTACAAATCCGACATTTTGCTCGGCCGCTTCGACCTTCCTAGAAATCTCAAGCCTTTCCGTAGGTGAAACTCTTCGCTTCGGATTAAGCGAGGGCATGACAACCCGGCCGCGTCGCTCGGAGTGCCTGGCGGCATCCCATGACGAAATCATTTTGACTAGGTCAGATTTTGTTTTCGGAAGCCCGTCAACTGGGCTCTTCGAGGCCGATTTCCTGGCTTGAACTTTTTTCCCTGCCCTTGTCCCTCGCCGTGATTTTTTTGAGTCCTGCCCCATGCGTCGGAGCGACTACGTCAACAGACTAAAATCCCCACTCGCGGAATCTAAAATTCACATGATTCATTTTGCGGTTAGCCCCTCCGTTAGTCACCCCGGCATCCGTTCTTTTCCTAAGTCCAATAGCAGCCTCAAGAGTTCTCACCTTTAAGTCCAGGGCACCAGACCGATATTCTCCAGTCGTTCCTGATTCTTTCATATTGGCACCGGTCACCACTACGTCGGCCGACATCGCCTCCTCGAGCTCCGCGGTCGCGGCGTCGAGCTTGGTGGTTAATTGTGCGACAGTGTGAAGTCTTGCCAGGCTTCGAACCAGGGCTCGGTTGATCGGTTGACTCATATCGAGCCCCCGCTTGTCAATCTCTCACCGCGGACCTGCACCAAACATCCCGACCAATCACCGACATTTTAACCGCATCCCCAAAATCGTTTCCTGGTTCGTGTTCCCAGGCCCATTTCCCGGCCTTTTTAATTTGATACTCTCGGCAGAGCTCAAGCAAAAACTCGTCATCTCGAAGGGCATCGACCGGAAAACTAAGCTTTCCAAATTGCTCGACCTCAACCCCTTCCTCGTCGACCTGGTCTCGGTCCAGAATGAGCGTTCTAAATAAAAGCCGCCGATATGAGTCATCGTCGTAGTGAAGCACCTTGACCAATCTCATCCCTTCTTGAGTTGTTTTGAAAACCCGGCTTTTACTCCATCGAAGAAGGTCACCACCCCGTTGGCGGACTTGCATTCCTCCGATCCCTTTTGATGGGTTAAAGATTGGAGCCAATTTCGAGCAATTCTTTCGAACCTCATAAGTCCGGTGGCCGCCCTCGTCGGTCAAATTGCATCGGACCGAGTATTTCACGCCATCGTGCTCGATTCCGGCTCGAGCCCAGGACAAGAAATTTTTCCAGGTTAAAAAGGAACCCCAATCGGAAACCATGATGTCACCTTCAGCGGAATAGCCCACTTTAACAGCCTTCCAGGAATCGTCCTGGGTATCCGCAAAAACGCCGCAAAGGATCGGCTTTTTAGGAACGGTTCCCCGCCGGTATTCCCCACACATATCCCGGACGTCACTCAAGCGCACCCTTCGAGCTCCGCCTTCCGCCCAAGCTTCCCCCAAGCGGTCCTGGAGAAATCCTTTGAGCTTTACCGGCTCTCGCCCGGCCGCGTGTTTTTCAACTGCGAGATTCCCCCACCGTGAATTCTCCCAAAGTGCGTATAAATCGTTATGGTAAAAGCTCATTCTTTTCGGGATCCAACCAGGAACTTTTTCTTTCTGGTCCCCTTCCCCTTTCTCGAGGTAATTCGTGGCTCTGACTTCCCCGTTTGCGAGCATTTCTTTCTTGTCACTTTCCTGGTGCATTCCGCCACAAGCTTCGCATTCGTATTCCGCCCCCTGGATCACTTTAGCTAGGTCGAGATCGCCAAATTTGTCGCGCAAATGTTGGTAGCGGACTTGGCTCATTTTTAAAAATTGAAAATGTCCGCAGTGTTTACACGGGACAAAATCTCGGTGACCGCTCCCGGTTGTCACAAGCTGCCA